CCCAGCACTTCCAGCATTTGCCGGTGTAGCAGAGGCAGGTCGTACATCTGTGGCGCCTGAGACGCAAGCTGTAGTGCCGCCTGATACTGCATGATGCGTTGCGCCATCGTGCCCGCATTCGGGTCGCTGACGGGAATAATGTCTACGCGGTCGTCGAAATCCGTGGCTACCAGCGGGCCTTCGTCTGGCTCGTAGGGGTAAACATCGGGGCCGTAATCTCTGACAAGTTCAGAAAGGATCTTTAGCTCTCTCGACATCGCGTGGTGGACGCGGCTCTGAACCGCGCTCAGCACCTTCATCTCGCGCTCAAGCACTGCCAGCGTGGTGCCTACAGGCGCCTCACCGTTAATGTCTGACGCCTTAACATCTGCGGCTGACGCAAACCGACGCCCTTCCTGAACAATGTCGCCCAGCAACTGATACAGGACGCCACTTGGCTCCTTGTATGGCAGGAAGGTGATGTTGTCGCGGATGGCGCCACTGGGAACGTCCACATCCCTAAACTCTCCGGGCATGATGGGCGTGTCGTCGCCTTTAATTCTGAGTCCGCGAGACTTCAGACCGCCCGGAAGATTCGATAGGGTGCCGGAGTCGACGAGCTGTCGCAAGATAGATGTGGCTGACTTAGACAGCCCACCAATCATGTGCACCAAGCCGAAGCCATAGAACCCTAGTCCGGGCAGGTATTGATAGTGAACGTAGTGTTCACGCCGCATCTTTTGCGGGTCGTTCTCGTACCAGTTGCGTCGGATCGACAGGATCGTTCTGGACGACTTGTCAATCGTGACGATATACGGGAGCGCGATGCCTGTGGGCTCGCCCCTGTCCGTATCTTCAAATCCGGGCAGGTCAATATCTACCTGCATCTCCAGCAAGGTGTGCCGGTTGTCGTACTCGTAGTTTTCTGAGTCGCCAGTGAGCCTGTTGTATTTGGCCTGTATCTCTGACAAGTCAGGCGTTGAGGGAGGCAGGTCTACATCTGCGTAGAACCCAGCAACCTGCAACTTGCGAATCTCATTGACCGTGCGCTTCATCACATGTGTGGCGCGCTCACACGTTGTCAGGTCAGAGGCGCCGTAGCTAACAACGAAGTCCTCTGCCGGCACAAACATTGCGCAGGGTCGACCCATACTGGGGTCGTAGTACACCTTACGGAATGCTGAGCCTGCAATCGGGAGAGAGAACAGCAGCTTCTCTGTCTCGGTCCTGTACTCCGTCATCCGCTGAGTGATGAGGTAGTTCAGGTAGTTCTGTACCCGATTAGCCTGCTTGGTCTTTTCATCGTCCAGCTTGCCCACAATCGCCGTCTTGACGGGGCCACTGGCGGGGTAAATCTCTTGTATCGTTTGCGCCTGAAAGCGCACAACCGCTTCTGACAGCATGGGGTGGAATACACCGCACGCGCCTTCCCACGGGGTAGAGCGGTCCTCAAACTTGAGTCCCAGCAGATCCAGACCGCGAATATAAGAATCTTCCCAGTCCGCCCTGCTGTTGCGATCCGCCTCAAATGCCGACACCAACTCAGATGCGAGAGCGTCTAGCTCTCCGTCTGACAAGTAGTCAACAAGGTTGGAGTCGTGGCGAGCCCCCAGAAGTTCAGCCGCATCGGGATCGAAGTCGATCATCATGCCGCCTTCATCATCGAAAATTCCGACTGCTTCTGGGTTTTCGATCACTATTTCTAGTGACGGATCTTCTGGCGCCAACTCACCAGCAAAGGGTGTCGCCGCCTTATCAATGGCCATAATTAGCCCTTGCCGCCTCTTTTAGCTCCGGGCCTGTGTCCGGGCCGCTTCCTCAATCCTTTCCGCATATCGCCAAACTTCCCCTTCGGCTGGTTCGGATTGCCTAAGCCGGGCATTGTTCTGCCGCCCCTGAAATAGCCCTTGGTATTGGGGACCATGCCACCGGCCTTCATCTTGCCTTCGCCGTCAGCCGCGAAGAATGGAACTTCCTTGCCATCCTTGCCCTCGACCATCTTCAGCTTGCCGCCAGAAGCGTACATCTTAGATGTTTTCTTCATCATGCTCGTCACCTGCATATAGGTTGTTAAAGACTCGATTCACGTCCAGCGTGTAATCAAGGTCTGATTTTGAATAGTGGATATGCTGTGACGGCCTAAAGTCGGGCGCCCCTTCACCTGCCTCAAACCAAGCTGGGTGTGTCACCCTGACTCGGTTGTTAGGCAGTGCCACTATGTTTCCAGTCCACGGACCCGCATCCAGCAATTCCATCACATGGCTTTGCTTGTGTTGTGCGGGATCATCCGCGATCTCACTGTCGGTGTAATCCACCGTGAACATGTACTTCGCTGGGAAGAACTTGTCGTCAATTTTTGCCATCCACGGGCACGGTGTCGCACGCTCCAGCACATACACGCTGTGTTCTCTGGAGGAGCAGTCCCAAGGCTGGGCCGCGTAAACTGGCATTGGCTCTGGCCACTCCTCAAACGGGGTGTCGGCTACCAGAGCGGTGATGGGCATCCTTGCCCACATTGCCCCTCCGTGAACATTCGGCTCGTCGGAGTCGTAGGTTTCAGCGCCTGTGAATATGATCTGAAAGCTAAGGCACCGACAAGGCATTGTGGTAACAGCGATTGCCATCGCATGAAGAAACTCACCATGATATTTCTGATGATTGTGCGTGTATTCACGCCGCACCCAGCACTTGAAGTGCGGGATGTTGCTCTGCAAAAAAGCCATTTAGTAGTAGTCTCCCCTTCTGGCGTAGTCCACTGGCTCATCTTCTTCGTCAGTGTGTAGAGAGAGAAACCCTCCCTGACGGAATCTGAGTAGTGCCTGCGTGGAAGAGTCCACTAAATCGTCATGCTCACCTGATGGGAACGATGCAAATTCTTGGATAACCTCTTCCGCGAATCTGGTCTGCGGCGCCCAAACGACGCCCGACGCGAACAAGTCAGCAACAGCGTTCACTCTTGCTATCTTGTCATTACCACGAGACGGGGTATATTCCGCGACCGGAATCCCCATAGCTCGTAGCTCAAAAATGAGTGGCATCCCTGCCGCTTTAGCCTCCACGATGAATGCGTCTGGTTGCATTTCGGCCCATAGCTCGTAGGCTTTGCGCTTGAGTTCTGGAAACTCAAGACGTTCTTTGTAGGCATCCAGTAGGATGATATTGGGCTTTGTAACCCCTTCGTCGTCAGGCGAGTAGAACACGCCCCACGTTGTGCAAGCTGAATAGTCAGAGCGTTGCGTCTTGAGAAACGCTGTATCCCACGACTGAATAATAAATTCGCACGGGGGAGGACGATCCATGTCCCACTCCTGCCACCACTCACGCTTGATAAGTGCGCCCTCTTCGGACGTTGGGTTTTGCTGGTATTGTGCGCTCCACTTGGAAGCGGGTAGTTCACTACGCAGAGCTTCTAGCTCTGATTGGCTCCAGAACTCAGGCCACAGGGGATTACCTGAAGGCATGATTGCTGGGAACTCGATAACCTCCCACTCATCGCTACCGACGCGCTGAGCAGAGGACTTAATAATCTTTCCGGTTAGATCCCGCATGTGCCAGCGGGTCATCACCACAACAATGGCGCCCCCCGGCTGTAAACGCTGTCGGGGACCGGATGTGTACCACTCATAGGTCCTGTCAAAGACTGCGGCGTCTCCTGACTGGCCCTCTTGTTCTGAGTGCGGGTCATCAATGATGAGCAGGTCTGCGCCTTTACCCGTTACCGCACCGCCAACACCGATAGCGAAGTATTCGCCGTTCTTGTTGGTGCTCCAGCGCCCCGCCGCCTTTGAGTCTGCCCTCAGTTGTAGATCCGGAAAGACTGCTTTGAAGTCCTCGGAGTCCACGAGGTTTCGCACCTTTCGGCCAAAACCCACTGACAACTCAGCGGTGTGCGCTGTCTGAATAATCTTTTTGCCGGGGTATTGCCCCAGAAACCATGCTGGTAGCAAGTAAGAAGCAAATTCTGACTTGGTGTGTCTGGGCGGCATATTGATAATTAACCGCTTCAGCTCACCCCGAGCGATCTTCTCAAATGCCTCCGCCATAATCTTGTGGTGCCGTCCCTCAATGAACGCCGGCCACATGTACTTGACGAAACCCATGAACGTGTCTTGAGCGGCCTCTGTTTTCTTGGCCTTCTCAATCTGGTCCAGCATTTCTGCGGCCCTGAGCTTTAACTCGGGGCTTGCGCCTTTAAGTCGCTTGGCGACCTCCGGCGTAATCAGTTCTGACATTCATGCCATCCGTGCTTTCTTGGTTCTGGCGAATGATCTGTTCTTTGATGGTGACGCAACCTTGAGGTTGCTTTTGCCGTTTGATCCGCCCTTTGCCAAGGGCTTCTTGTGGGCCACGTCCTTGCCGTCGCCCTTACTCACTTTGCCTGCCTGCTCCATCATGGATCTTGCGGCGTTGCGCTTTGCGCGGTTCTTCTTCTGCTTTGGCTTTGAGTGGTAGTTGTCGTACTCCTTGCGGTAGTTACGCCTCACTAGATGCCGCCACCCTTGCCATAGCTACCGAATCCACCGCCATAACCACCGCCATAGCCACCGCCTTTACCGCGAGACCCGTAGGTGCCAACACGGCCAAATTGCGGCATGTAGGCGTTATAGCCCATGCCATAACCGCTGAAATACGGGTTTCTATTCACAAAGCTGGATTGGTAATAGGGCTGTCGGTATGGAGTTGGTCCCGTGCCAAATCCGCCTTCCACCCCCTGTGTCGGAGTCATTGTTGGCTGTGATGATCGGGGTTGATAGCCCTCGGGTGCCGCTATTCTACGGGTTATCTCGCCTACGCTATCGCCGTAGTTTGATATAAAAACCTGTTCGCCTGTCTGCGGGTTGGTATAACCCTCATCTACTCTTTGAACCTGCCCAAGTAAAGCGCTCGAATTTGGAGGATTAAGAGCGCTATTTGCAACAAAACCAGCAGGCACTGCGTCAGCTATTCGCTGTTGCCTCTCTCGGTCCTTCTGTAGAACATCCGGGTTAAGCTGGGCAAACTGACCCCCAGCGAGAGAGGTTGGCCCCTGTGTGACCATGTTAGAGCCAGCCATAGCGGCAGAGCTTTGAAATCCATTCTTGCCATACAGCCCTCTGAGGGTGTCAAAGCGCTGTCTACCAAGATCAAACTGCTCTGGCGTCATCTGAGCGAGTGCCATAATGCCGCTTAGGTAATCATTCATGCCAAGTCTCTTTATCCGACGTTCTTGATATAGATGATATCCAGACCCGCCGATATCGCTATGTCAGCCCCGGAGCTATCGCCAACCGCCCGCATCTCTAAGTCTGTTTTCGCTTCAAACTTCAGTGGAATGTCGTACTGCTGGTGATGACTGCTCTCAGCCTTCACAAACTTGTCCTTGACCTGAAAGACCTCGCCGTCCGGTCTTGCCACAAGGTGAACCGTGGCATACTTGTTGTTCTGCGTGGTCGCTACCGTCACGTCAGTTTGTAGTAGATAGGCTGTGTAATTGGCTGGAACCGTCCACAGCGCCATCAATGTCTGGTTGTCACCCGCCGCGATAGCGCCATACTTGTTGGCAGGAACGCCGGATGTCACTGTCCCTGTGCCCGCGTAGATAACACCCGCATTTTGGGCGCCCGTGCCCGCAGTTTTAACAATCATCCTGAATACACGCAGGAACGACTGGGTGGTATTGACTGCCGTTTGCCCGTTTAGGGTGACAGTCTCGCTAATTTCGTTGTAGTCGCCGTCTAAGCCGCTTATCTCGATTGTACGAGCACCTGTGCCAGCAGATGTGTCGTTTGCGGAGCTACTGGAGACCTTCAACACCGTCGCGGCGCTCAGGTATGAGTACAAGCCGCCCTCTGACCACACCGTTTCCAGCGAATCATCTATATCAGGGTTGAATCCGAACTTAAACACGGACTCGTGGTAGGCAATCTGGCCTCTAGCCACCTGCAAATTAAAGGGCTCGGTCAGTCCAAACCTAGAAATCGAGCTGTAATCTCTAGACATAGGACGGACTTCCCCTCAATGATTCCCTACTAGGACTGTTCTAGTCTTAGGACTGTCCTAAGCAACAGATAAACTACCTAAAAATAAAAAAACTCAGGTAAGTCCTATCTAGGACTGCCCTAAGCTAGATATATGCTAGGAATAGGACTGTCCTAGATAGAACAACCCTCCGGATTGTACAGATACTACCCCCTTGACAACCACATGTCTACAGTTTTACATGGTTTTTTTAGTTTTTTTTGCTTTTTTTTCTACATATATAACAACCACTTACCGAAAAACCCCATTTTTTTGCAAAATTTTTTGCTCAGGCAGGATTCCTAGACCCTTTTTTCAGTAAAAACCCCCTGATTGACAATATGACAGTGTGACAGTGCCCAAAATTAGGTAATTTTTTGAGCGGAATACTATGTATATAGATGTCAGGTACCCGCGCTGTGTCAGGGGGGGTGGGGGTCAGTGGATCACGTCCGGATCGTCAGCCGAATCGTCGGGAAAGTCGCTTGCCTCTGACATGTCGTCAGCTACCTGCTCCAGCATCGTCTCCAGCTCGGCCAACAACTCGTCACTCGACTTGCTCTCGCTGGTCTCGACCACGTCCCGAAAGAGCCCGACAGACTTGCCCAACAGCTCGGCGGCCCTGATTTTGTTGCTGTCACCTGCCTCGGCGCTATCAGTCCACGCCCTTAGCTTGCTCAGCACTCTCTCTCTATCCGAGAGCGAAGAAGCGAGTATCGACCGCTCCCTTTGCGCTATCAGCGCATCCACCCTTGCTTTGATGTCAGCCCTCGCCATCAACCTGCTGGCGGCTTCTCTGTGCGTCGCAGACTTCCCGTCCGCTGTCACGTCGAATGCCTCACGGTACGCCGCCGCTTGGGTCATACCCGCCGCAACACACCGACAGAAGTGCATTTGC